GTGTAATTGGGGCACAAGATCAAAAACCATTCTTAAAATTGTTTTTACCTGAACAAAATGTTTTAGGTGTAACATCAATAATACATAAGGAAGGTACCAACTTCACATCTAATCCATCAACTTCTGAATTTCAAAATGAGAAAAATAGATGGTATGAAGTTAAAAGTTTGATGGAGGATAAAGTATTTCTTCCAAACAAAACTAAAACATCGGATACGGATAACTTTACTTCGGGAGAATATAAAAGAGTAACAAACAAATTTATATCAGAATACACACCAGAAGGATATATGTCGGTGACTTTTGGGTCTGGTAATATTGATCCACTTGATAACTTAGACAAGTTTAATGAAGGTACATTGAAGGTTAATTTAGGTTCGTACTTAAATAATCTATCATTAGGGTCAACACCTAAGAAAAACTCAACTGTGTTTATCAAATATAGAATAGGTGGAGGTAAAAATAGTAATCTTGGTGTTAATGTAATAACAAGTGTAGAAAATGTAGAGTTTAATGTAACAGGACCATTAGGGAATGTTAACAATCAAGTTATACGTTCTCTAAATGCAACTAATGTAACCCCTGCAGTAGGTGGTTCAGATCAACCAACGATCGAAGAGATAAGAAATATGGTTGGTTATAATTTTGCTGCTCAGGATAGGGCAGTAACACTTAACGATTATAAAGTTTTAATAGAGACCATGCCGTCTACGTATGGAGCACCCGCGAAAGTAAATGTGATGGAGGAAGATAATAAAGTTAAAATAAAACTTCTTTCCTATGATGATGAGGGTAACTTAAATGACACTGTATCAACTACACTTAAAAACAACATATTAAGGTATCTAACGAACTATAGAATGATTAATGACTACATTGACATACAAAGTGGAGAAGTCCTTGATTTAGGGTTAGAAATCGATTTATTAGTCGATAAGAATATTAATCAGACAGACATACTCAAAGATGTGGTTAGTCAATCAACATCATTCTTCAATATAGAAAAAAGAAAAATGGGTGATCCATTATTCGTAGGTGAGTTACAGAATGTAATATCAAACATATCAGGTATTGTTAATGTTGTTGACTTAAGAGTTTTCGGAAAAACGGGTGGAGAATATTCTACAGCCGAAGTAACTCAGGGTTATAGTGATGAGGAAACAAAACAAGTGGCTCAGTCAGACTCAACAATTTTTATGAAGAGTAACCAAATCTTTCAAATTAGATTCCCTAATAAAGATATAAAAATTAGGGTAAAATCTTTAGGTTCCACTACATTTTAAAATTCTTTTTCTGTATTATTATTAATTAAGGGAAACTATGTTCCAATCTATTTATATGATATGATGCAGAAACACAGAATACGTACTGAAATAGGAAATAATCAAAAATTGACTGTAGAGTTAAAACAAGATTATGACCTATTAGAAATACTTTCACTCAAATTTAGTCAAAAAGATGCATATACATCTCTTTGTGCTGATTATGGGGTGGTCTGTGGTAGAATCAGTGCAAACAATGGATTTGGTGTTGCAAATGCAAGGGTATCTATTTTTATACCGTTGGATGATGTTGATGAACAAGATCCTGTAGTATCAGCACTTTACCCATATAAATTAACACAGGACACAAATACGGACGGATACAAGTACAATCTTTTTCCAAAAAGAAAACAACACACAGGACATACTCCTACAGGTACATTTCCTGATCAAGAAGATATTCTAACAAGAGAGGAAGTACTATATGTTTATGAAAAATATTATAAGTATACTGTAAAGACTAACGACGCTGGTGATTTCATGATATGGGGGGTTCCTGTTGGTAAACAAACAATACATGTAGATGTAGATTTGTCCGACATGGGGTGTCAGTCATTAGTACCTTATGATTTTATTTATGAGGGGGTTTCTGAAGAAAAGTTTGAAAACAATTACATATTTAGAAGTAGTTCTGATATTGGAAGTTTACCACAGACATTAACTTTTGAAGAGAGTTTGGAAGTTTATCCTTTTTGGGGTAACGAGGATTTATGTGAAATTGGAATTACAAGGACAGATTATGATTTATCTGAACAAGGTATTAGGATAGAACCATATTCAATCATGATGGGTGGAGTCTTTACTGATTCAGGAAAGGATTCGGTAAGAGTTCAATGTAATGTTGATAACCAAATGGGTGAAAAGTGTGCTCTTACAACAGGTGAGGGGGATATTGAGACTATTAGGTTTTCGGGACAATATGAAGAAAATGATGATGGAACACCAAACTACGAAAGACCAATATTAGAAGCACTACAGTTAGATTCTCAGATAGATAAAGAAGGTAATTTCTTTTTCAGGGTTCCTATGAATATGGGATATAGAATTACAAATGAATTTGGTGAACTAGTAGAGACTAAAGATACCCAAAGAGGAATACCAACAAGAGGAACATATAGGTTTAGACTATCGTTACAAAATGATAATGGTGCGAGAAAACAATACAGAGGAAAATACCTAATACCTCAAATAAAAGAGCATCAATTAGGTCCGAGTGGTTTTCCTTATACGGATCAAAAATCCTACGCGTTTTCCACCGATTTAGATGATTATCCGACAGATGCGATGGATGATATTACGGGAATTAATAATAACGGATTCTCAAATGATATGTTCTACTCGTTTAGATATAATCGAGTTTATACGGTTTCATCATTCATTAATCAATACAATAATAAAGGATGGTGGGAGAAGAATTTCTCATTATTCACAAAAGATAAGAATGAATCTTTTATTGGTATCAAGGAAATACAACCTTCTATTGAGGAGGATTGTGCTAATAATAATGAGTATTTTCCAATAAACGATGCGGTAAGTAATTTCAAGTTTAAATTTTTAATAATTATAATTTTAAATTTTTTAGAAAGGATTTATCTATTAATAACTCAGTTCGCTTTAGATTTTATTATCGAAACGTTATTTGATATTTCAGAGGCATTATACTCATTCTATCTCGGTTGGCCATTTAAAAGGAGGTTTTTTGCGGATCCGGCGAGAAGAATTGCGAAGGTTGCAAAAAAGGCACAAATAACAACAATAAGAAGATTAGGTTTGGTAAACTACCCCGATTGTTATGAGTGTAATACGAACCCTGGTACGGATGAACAGACAGAAGGTGGAGAAGAAAGTGAATATCAACTACTTCTCAGTAACGGTAATGTAGCCCCAACGATTGATGAAAATACAGATTTAGAAAATTATATTACCACTAATTCTCTTAGTTCGGTACTCTCTAACTCTAATTGTGTACATGATTATAACCCCAATTCAGAGGCCGATGATGACCCACCGGGACTAACAATCCCAATAGGTGGACTGACTAATCTAAAAAATTATATTATAAAGTACATAACTGTTGCGGAGATTCCCGAAATACCTGAAGTAACGGCCACTCAACAAAATATAGACGATGGAGATTTTACTGCAATCGACGGACCACAGAATGGTGCACCCGCAACGGCTCTAACAGATATAATGGTTGTGTTTGTCCCCGCTGTCCCTCCAATATACGAATATAAGTATGTTGGTTATGGGTCACCTTATCCGTTAGAGAGTGGGGGTTTTGAAGGTGTAACAATTAATATCCATGATGATGTTTATGTTGCGAATGGTTTAGCAAATAATAGCCCATTACCTATTTCTGTTAGTGGGACCGCATTACAATCGTCATATGTTATACTCATATCTAACGTATATTTCATTTCTGAATTAACACAAGTAAGTCAAGGTGTACAACCAATTGTTGAAGGAGGTTGTCAAAAATACGATACGATATATGACCCGTCACATGGTGAGTTAAAGGCATATATAAATTCTACGGGTCAACAAACTTACGATCACTTCGTTAATAACCCTAACACACACGTGAGTTATCCAGACATATTTTATGACGGTAACGAAGACCCTTGTGATCCCGTACCACCGATACCCGATATTGTTGCAAGTGTTAGTGTCAAAGCGGAAAATAGTAACTTAGGCACAGATTTTTATTGTACTAGTACACGAAACTGTCATTTCCCAAGAAGGGTTGCATTAATACAGGGATGGTGTGGTGTAGTTGGGATAGACTCGGAAGATTGTGATGGTACCGCTTCAGGTTACTCTGAATTTGCGGATGGACAATACGCTCTTGTCGCTACGACAGGAAAAAACTCAAAACTAATTAAAAATTACTCGAGAAGAAAACTACTCGGTAAGTTAATGTGTGCAGGGATAACTTCATATAGTTTTGGTAATAGTTGGTTAAATGGTTCACTATATTTCTTTCAATTCAGAAGAAGAAAAGGTGGTGATAATGCAAGGTACTGTAAAGATATAATTGAGAGAATATCCGATGATACTGGTGTTCATTACTACTATAGATCAACACCATACCATAATGGTAATTTTATTGGACAGGTTGGGGAAAGTGGATATGGGGAAATATTGTTTCCTACCACTATAATGGATTTGGGTCCAAGAAACATGTTTATAAAAGAAATATGTGTAGATCCAGAATTAGACGTTAATTGTTCGGTATCTAAAAGTATAGGTACCACATCATACCAAGACATTAACGACTTAATGGAATACATTATTGCATCTAAAGAGGTTAAAGAGCAAGGTAAATTAAAAGTCCAAGACCTTTTTGATAGAAGGGGTGGGGGTAAAATCGATGGAGATATTGCCCAACTACTTAATTTTAACTCTCAAATGGGTATATATGGATATAATGATGAGGACGATGAGAGTCCTTATTGGTCACCAAATCAACAATTTTTTGATGGTTTTGGTCCCGTTGGTATTGATTTTACTTTTTCCGAAGACGATGAGGATACAGAAATTGTTGAAAAAGACGGTACCTTACTTAGGTTATGTATAAACTCTGCAGGAAACTTGACAGAGACTGCTCAAGAAGTACCGTACTATAAATGGAACAAGTTAGGTGATGGGTTCGGATCCAACGGTGGAGATTCAGAAAAACAGGAATGGAGTTTAGGGACGATACATACTACAAAATATCAGGGGGGTTGGACTTATCCAGGATTAATGGAGACAGACCCATATAATGACGCTGGTGGTGAACCAACGGATAATATAAATAGTCATTATTATGACGGTTCTATTTTACCACCAATTAGAGATTGTGCAGATGATAATTACTCAGATGATATCATACCATTAGGTGGTCCCTATTTCTTTTATTTTGGTTTGAGGACGGGTAAGTCTTCTTGGAATAAATTCGTTAAAAACTTTGGTCCATTATGATAAAAAAGAAAATTGTAGCACCGAGTAAACGATATAAAAAGGCGGAATCTGAGGATCTAACTTTAAGAATAAATTTTGAAGAAGATAAGAGTTTATTAAGAGAAGGTGATAAAAATATAGTATTAGACATTGCGGAACTTTATAGAAAGGAACGTAATGAAAGTACCAAATATAGAATTTACGGTAAGATGAATATGGTGTTTAGAAACACATATAGTGGAACCACCACATATGATCCTTTACGTAATAACCTTTATGTTATTGGTGATGGTCTTGATGGGGATTTTACAGGGTATTTACCATACAACGAATTTGCGTTCATTAGGAACGATTATGTTAGGGAAGTCTCTATCCCAACGGGAAGTACAATGGGTACTTATAGTCCTAATATAGTTATAACAGGAGACACAACACATAGGGTAATAAACGAAATAGAGTCCGCGTCTACTAATTGGAATGTATTTTTATCGTATGTCTACGATAAAGATTCAACACACCAAATGAAGTACACATTATCGGGTAATACCGAATATAGTTTCACCGCATCTAATGGAGTACCATTTAGAGTTAACGAATACCCTAATTATTATGAACTTATAAGTCCAATACCTCATAATATGAAACAAGGGGAATTTGTAATAGTTTCGGGAACTTCAATAAGTAGTGGTACTGAGTTGGATAGAATATTTCCCATATCTTCAGTAGGTAATGAAATTTTTGACTCTGAGAAATACGTATTAATCATACAAAAATCGGCACTTTCCAATTCACAAACAATGAGTGGAGTTGTTTTTGGAAAAAGATGTGTAGATAAATTAAGAATGTCGGGAACAACGTCTGAGTATTATGTTCATAAACATAAAATACTCACAAATACCGACGACTGTATAATAGATAGGACAGGTTTTGAAACACCCGTTTTTGAAATAGAAAGAAAACTACAATTTGAGACCGCAGACAATAGAAACGATGTATACACAGTACAAAATAGACCTGAAACAGTTTTATTTCACTTTAAAGACGAAATAGATATAAATGGTTTAACAAATAATTTAGGATATACAATAACCGATGCATACGTAACAAAGGTTTTTAAAAATGGTAATGGATATTTCCAATATCCTCCAAGACATGGATATAAATTTCATTTCCACAATGATTGGGTGGATAATCATTTTGATAGAACATTTGCGGGGTCAGATTCAGGACTACAATCAACTAATTTTACTAATAGTGGTTTTACATTTAGTCAGGGTACTGAACTTCAGAAAGATGATGATATGTTGGGGGCATTTGTGGAGTATAATAAAGAAGATTTTAAAGAAACAATATTATCTGAGTCATTCCACAAATACACAATTGATTTTAATATTTTTGATCACGGACAAATAGACCCAAATGCAGGATCGACAACAACAAACCCTTTAGGACTATACTACCAACCTCATCAAAGAGTTAAATTAAGGGAACTATCACCATATGTAGAGACCGCTAATACAGATCAAATATATGGTCTACCAGAAAATTCTGTTTACGATGAATATAGGGTCTTATGGAAATGGAGAGATTTATATGATCATGGTTATATTGATCCTGATGGGTTTGGAACAAACCACCCATTTACAAACGGACAACATTACGTCAAATCTGACATAAACTTTTACCTTAGAAATGAAGAGACTTTTATGAATAAAAATGATGGTCTTACTAATTTCAGTGAGGATAACGACGGACTCTGTTAGATGAAAATTAGATTTAATCAAAATAATAAGAACTTATTAATTAATAAGGAACAAAACTTTAAAACCGACGCGGGGTGGGATGAGAATTTCCAATCGTATGAGGATGAGGTCTTAAGAGATATTATTAATCCTGTGGAGAACTATGAAACTAATAGGTATATCCATAAACCATATATATCTGGTATAGGTAATCCACCACCCGTTTCTTCAGGACCCGCAGATAATAGTGAATCATCATCGGCGTCCCTATTTACAACCACAGTTAATACTGTGGAACAGACTGATATATGGTTTCACTTCTATTTTAAGGATTCATCAAATAACTACACTTTAGATTACAAGAATGTAGGTATTACTCAAACAGATAAATTAATGGCGAACCTAAAATATAGTTTTTTTAGGTTGGAGTTTTATAAAACACCTAATAATGAACCACCTAATAGATCTAACAGAAGATTGGTTTTTGCAAAAAACTTAGCACCCGCAATTGGTGAAAGAGTAACCTTTACAAACAAATTTGAAAAAATGTATGTACCTGTGTTTTTCGGTTCAAGTATGAGAAACAAAGAGAACATGTATCTTTTTTGGTTCCATGATGATACTGTTTTAGAAGAGACAGAACTTACAGGAACTACGTTTTACATGTCGGCAAAATTCTATAATTCTGCAGACGGAACTAAAGTACAGTTCGCCAATAAACAAATAACAAATACACCAACCGTAACAGAAGAAGAAGATTTATACTTCCAAGTTGAAATGAATAGGTCGGATGTACCCACTTATCATTATACAATTTCGGAATACGACGGAACATCTGTTTTAGGTAGAAAAGGAATGAGTGGAGACCCAATAAAGTTTTACGAGTTAAACGCAGACGTTGTATCTACACCACCACCCGCATCTACATCACCTGCAGACTCTAACACCTCAACCGATTAAATGATGGATAAAAACTATTATAAAATATTAAGATCGATTACTGGTACAACATACCACGTACCAATATACTTGGATAGTAAAGGTTATGAGATGGGGGGAATGGTTGGATTTGAAGGTGATATTGAACAAGTTGAACAAATAACAAATTTTAATTACCAACACACAAGTGGAAATACAATTAGACTATATAACTCAGTTAATAGAGATACATTAAGAATAATCAAAAACGAAACTTTTTCTATTGATTGGGGTGATGGTACAGTAGATACCATTGGTGTTGGTCTTGGTAATAATTTAGAATTTAAACAACATACATTTTCTTCTTCAGGTACTTATAATGTGTCTATTGGTTTAAGTAATAATTGGGCTCAGAAAAAAATAACTAAAAAAATTACAGTACCTAAAAACACAACAGTAACTAACCCTAATGGGTCATTTGGTCCGTTCACGTTACCATATACTACGGGAGTTACAATCACTCAAAACTATATAAACGACTTAGATTATGTCGAGAAAGACTCGGACGGTCCAATATATTTTGCAGCTAAAGGAAAAAGTAGGGTAAGTGAATTAAAGAGATATGGTGAAAGTACTTACCAAGGAACAACAGTAGGTACTGACGGTGTAGGTAGTTATACAGGGTATACGATAGATAATTTATCATATAAAGATTATGATGATGGAATAACAACAATAACAGGAACAACAAGTGATTTTCAAAAAGAAGAGGTCTTTAATGAGATGTTAACAAGGAATGAACATTTCATTGGTTTTATTGATGAACCGACCATTTTTTCAGATGTATTTGTTGAAAGAGGCAAGCAAGGAGTCTTAGAAATGAACCTAAGATTAGGAGAAATTGACAACGTAGGTGAAATAGATATCTACGGAAATGGATTTTTTCAAGTTAAAAAACAATAGAATAATATTTATTAATTAAAAGGATATGGCAGTAGGTAGTTATGGAACAGTAAGACCGGCAGATGTGTCACCAGCAGACGTAGAAATTTTCTATCATTACGTCTCAGGTAGAACATCTTCCGCACCTGTACAATTTAAAAAATTAAATTCGGAAGATATATTAACACCTATCTATCACAATTCAGATACGACGGATGCACCAAACGCACCCGACGCAGAAATTTTAGGTGGGTTATACAATCTAAAGTTAGATACAGCGGACTTTGATGAGTTAGGTATATATACCTTACATCTTAGACCTAAACAGATAAGAACTTCTATAACTGATTGTGGAGTGTTAGCGGCACTACCGTCAGTAAGAGGAATTATTATAGATTTAAGTAATGTACCTTCAACAGATAGAAATAAATTCAACCCCCAAGGGTTAGTTGGATATAGAATTGAGTATTTGAATAACGACGGAAGTAAAACCCCTAATTTTTATAGGGTTGTTACATCTTCATTTTATTGTACTCCAATTACGTCAAACCTGACAAGTACAAGTCAAAAGGCAATAAGATATCAATATACAGATCAAGCAACTAATTTGTTGTTTTTGACGGTAACCCCGTCATCTGCACCATCAAATAGACCAAATACAGTTCCTTTTATTGGGGAGCCGTCTCAAAATATAATTTTATCAAATACATTCTTTAATCCAACAACGATTGAGGTTGATATGGTAGAACACGATGAGACAACATTGGCTTACGCGTTCTACGGTAACCAAACAAAATCTATTTCTGATGGAATATACACGATATACACTGGAGAAAACAATATCTACAAACAATTTAACTTGTTTGAGGTGAGAGATGAGTTCAACGAAACACTTTACGAGGTTAGAGAAGAAAGGGACGAAATCGATGAAACTAAAAACTTTGATGATATCACTGAATAATGGCGAAAAGAAAAGTTCCAAGTCAATCTGCGAGTGGAGGGGATACCTTTAATGACAACTTAGTTGGTAATCAAATTACCAATGGGTCAAGTCAGTTGACTGCAACAAACTTTTCAATAGATAAGACAATACCACAGAGAGACACTAAGAGTTTTACGTCCGTACCTTTTTCTGAGTTTTTAACGATTGAAGATCTTAAAGAAGAGACTAACGCACCTAAAACAAAATCAGAGAGATCTGTAAAGAAAGAAGGGAAAGTAAAGTTCAGAGAGAACAAAGACGCGGGTTCTAAGACATTATTTGGGTCTTTAAGTAAAAGACTATCATCTTCAGTTAATAACATTGTAGAACAGTTCCCTGCGGGTTTCTTTATCGACAAAGATACCCCTGTGTCATTTTCACAATACACGGCGGAGAATATTAGTTATGATCTTAAGTCAAGGACAACTACTTTCAAGTTTGAGAGATCAAAAATATTTAATCCATTAGATGTAGTACTTGAAAAACCTTTAAGTAATGTAAGTCCTGATGTTAGTAATGAGTTTAAAAACTTCTTTGAAAATTATTCTAAATACTCCCTTATTATTGATGAGGTCGAGTACGAGATACTAAGATATGTAAAGGCGGGTAATGACGGACTCATCACGTTAAAGGTTAAAGGAAAACCTTTTAATGGTAACACGTATAGTG